CCTGAGCGATGCCAACCTGAGCGGTGCCAACCTGAGCGGTGCCAACCTGAGCGATGCCAACCTGAGCGATGCCAACCTGAGCGGTGCCAACCTGAGCGGTGCCAACCTGAGCGATGCCAACCTGAGCGGTGCCGACCTGAGACGTGCCGACCTGAGCGGTGCCAACCTGAGACGTGCCAACCTGAGACGTGCCGACCTGAGCGATGCCGACCTGAGCGGTTCAAAAAACATTCTAAATCCGGTTAAATGGTTAGCTGACAACTTTGAAACTGACGACCTCGGTTATATCGTATACAAGCGGATCGGTGAAACCGAATTCAATGTCCCTGATTATTGGGAAATCGAAGCCGGAAAAACCATCGAAGAAGTTGTAAACCCAATCCCGACTTACGATTGTGGCTGTGGTGTCAATTTCGGCACACTGACCTGGGTTCAAAAATATTATACAAAAGCTGATATTTGGCGCTGCCGTATCCGATGGGCGGATTTGCCTGGAGTCGTAGTACCGTACAACACAGACGGAAAGGCACGTTGTAGCCGGCTGGAATTATTGGAAGTCATAGGAAAGGAATAAAAATGCCTGAACAACTCGATCATCTATCTTACAGCTCCATTTCATCTTATTTGATGTGTGCGGCAAATTGGCGATTTCATTACATTGAAAAGGTACCAACCAAAACAAGCACAGCATTAGTGTTTGGCTCAGCCTTCCATGGCGCCATTGAACAACATATTTTGAGCGCTCCGACTGAATATGGAAAGCGGCAACCACTCATTGATTGCTGGCGGGAAAGTTGGATAAAAGAAACAACATGGTCAAACGAAAATGACGAACTTCTTTTGCGTGACGACATAGATTGGGGCACTGATACCCCTGAATCCCTCGAAAATGAAGGCATACGTATTCTGACCCATAAAGATGTTGCAAATGGAATACTCAGTATTATCCCTGCTTGGATCGTAAATAACGATCAAAAACGTCCGGCAATTGAAAGCCGCGTTGAGCTACGCGTTCCAGGTGTGCCACTGCCAATCATTGGATATATCGATATTATCACCGCGGATGGAATACCAGGGGACTTCAAAACGTCGTCCAAATCATGGAGCGACAGTAAAGCAGGAGATGAAATTCAGACGCTCTTTTACTTAGCCGCTCTCAACCAAGCTGGTATTACTGTTCCCGATTGGGCTTTTCGACACTATGTATTTGTAAAAACCAAAACTCCGCAATTTCAGGTATTCACTCATACACACAATCCCTCGCAATTGATGTGGCTATTCAAAATGATTGAAAGTGTTTGGAAGGGTATTGAAGCAGATGTGTTTCCGATCAATCCTACGACTTGGAAATGTAGTGATAAATGGTGTGAATATTTTGCTCTCTGTCGGGGAAAATATCAATGAAAACAGCCGTAACACTGGATACCGACGGTCAGCAGTTAATTTTGCGCTTTCCCTACGACCCGGGTCTAGTTGCCGCTGTGAAGTCTCTCCCTGCCACTGATCGGCGGTGGGACGGTAGTCTTAAAGCGTGGATTATTGATCCTGCCGCTGGTCAGCAGGTGGCAAAGTTGATACTGAGTATCACGGGGCAGCATATTCAACTGCCAACAATCTACACGCCAAAGCCAGAAACGAAAATTCTATCCGTTTGGTATATTGGACGTTGTAAAGACCGTAACGGTGAAAAAATTGCATTTGGGATGCTGGACAACTACAGTTGGAACGTATTATTTCCAGAGTCAGCACTCAGAGAATGGTTTGAAGCCGGTGAGGTTCAGCCAAATGAGCAATCCAATCTTTTCGCAATTTTGGGTGTGTCTAAAACGGCAACGCTGGAAGAAATCAAAACCGGCTATCGAAAAATGGTGAAAATTTGGCATCCAGACGTAAACCGAAACGATCCGGACGCACCAAATCAATTCATGCGGATACAGGAAGCATGGGATGTGTTGAGTGTCGACCGGTCGAGAGAGCGGTATTTGGCTGGGCTGATGTTGGAAGAATCAATACACAGCCAGCCGGATACTCAGTATCAAACGGGCAATCTTTACGAGTATCGTTCACCTTTGCGCTGTGGCGTGATCATGGCCGAGGGAGTGCAAAAAACCGGCCGGTTCGTCGTATCCAAAATCCTCGCCTGGCGGGACATTATCAACGATGCGGGCCAGATGATGGTAACCAGTTGGCCGAGTGGCGCAAAAGTGCCGTCTATTGCATGGGTGTAGACGAAATCAAAGGAAGGTAAACATGTATAGAAATCAACAAACCGCGATTGTGCCCGGCAGTATCGGAGCGATTGCACAACAATCCGGAAAATCGCTGGCAGAAAGTTTTGTCAATGCAGATGTTGTGGTAATTGTCGACACATCCGGATCAATGGATGCGCATGATAGCAGAGATGGGCGAACCAGATATGATATCGCCTGTGTTGAATTGGCAGGATTGCAAAACAACTTACCTGGGAAAATTGCAGTCATTTCATTCAGCCATGACGTGACTTTCTGCCCATCCGGCGTACCGACCTATTTTGGTGGCGATACGGATTTAGCTGGCGCTCTCAAATATGCAAAACTGGCTGATGTAACCGGCATGCGGTTTATTCTCATCAGTGACGGCGAACCCAACGATGAAAACGAGGCTTTACGGGTTGCAAAGACCTACAAGAATAAGATCGATGTCATTTACGTCGGCAGTGAAACCAGTCCAACGGGACGGGCGTTCTTGGAAAAACTGGCCCGGGCAAGCGGCGGCATGGCAATAACAGCGGATCGAGCTGTAGAACTGCAAGCATCTGTGCAAAAGTTAATTGCAGATGGTTCAGGTAAATACTGAGTATCAGAGGGGTAATAACGCCAATGAAAACACACTATCAATTTATCCACTTTGAACAAAAAGCCGAAACAAAAACAACCTATTGTTGGTCATGCAAAAACAACAAAAACGGTGCCCAGCTCGGCGAAGTACGGTGGTATCCACAGTGGCGTCAATGGTGCTATTTCCCAACAATCGAAGCGGTTTATAGTGCAGATTGTTTGAAGGATATTCAAGATTTTATTGGGCAATTAAAGGGGGATAAATGACCGACGAACTATTCATTCCGCTATTTTGCCTGGGAGTAATCCTTATCGTTTTGATTGCTCTCATTGCCGACTATGCGCGATGGTACCGGCAGAGAAATCGGCCAAAAATCATAACAAAAGAGGAGTGGAGAAGGAGAGAGTAATGAAAATAAAACGCGACAAAATTCTAACGATCCAAATACCGAACGGCGCCGAGATGAAATTTACACTGGTCGAACAATCCGGACATGTTGAAATTGAGATACTCAGTATTCCCGACCACCAGCAACAAGATCGGATAGGTTTCCGCATGGATGCGTGCGACTTTAGTCAGATGATAACTGAGTTAGAAATTTTCAATGAAGATGTTCGGACCGTTGCACCAAAGGATAGAGATCAAGACCTTTATTAACCTATATTACTGACCCGATAGGACTTTATGCCGCCCACCAATTTCTTTACCATCCTCATAAATGCAGGAATAAAACCACAAGAAGCAACGATCCTTGAAACTCAGTATTCTTCCGAACAATCGTTCTTGGACGGTTTGGAAGTCATTGCTTCTTGGCTGGCGTTGAAGCAAATCCCGTCAGCGGCAAAACCGACCGGTCAACCATGGCAGGACATTTACGATTTTATGATCACCGCAACCCAGGCCGGAACTGACCTCGACAGCGCATTTTCGGATTCGCTGGCCAATATGGCTTCAGACGTGCAAATTGCCATAACTCGCGCGGTTGGCGTTCGTATGAAAGCGATTATTGATTTTGAAGCAAAGAAAGGCAACAAAAAACGTTTCAAAGGCGACGACTTTATAAATCAATTAAAAGTGTTTGGCTATTCCTTCCGTTATAACGAGGTCAAAGACGCAATTGAGGTCAACGGACAACCGATGTCTGACGGTTTGGCGGCAACGATCCGCATGCAGCTTCGGGATACCGGGATGGCAAAAGTCTCCGAAGCGGAAGATGCATACCTATCATTTGCCTGGTTCAACAAATACCATCCGATAAAAGACTATTTGAATTCTCTCGCCTGGGACGGCAAGTCAAATATTGAAACACTTGCCGGTTATTTCGTGGACGAATATCAAATGTTTGCCGTATGGTTACGCAAATGGTTAATCGGTTCCTGCGCGAAAGTCTTTATGACGCCCAAAAAACCGGTGCAGGTGCCGATGTTGATTCTCGACGGTCCGCAAAATCTGGGTAAATCGCAATTCGCAAAATGGCTGGCCAGCGAAACCATGGAATATTTCTACGAAGGCGCGATCAATCCCGATTCAAATGATTGCGTAATTCGGGCAGCGTCGAAGTGGATTTGGGAAGTGAGTGAGCTGGGCGCGACCACCCGTAAAGCTGACCAGGAAGCACTCAAAGCGTTCCTGACCTACGAGACTATAAAAGCGCGGCGACCATACGGACGTTTCGACGTGGAAAAAATGGCGCTCGCAACTTTCGTTGGCACGGTCAACAACTACTCTGGGTTGTTCAGTGATCCAACTGGCAGCCGTCGCTATTTGATCAGCAAGATACTCAGTATTGATTGGGCGTACAGCGATTGTTGCGATGTCAACCAAATATGGGCCGAAGCCATGGCTGCATACCTGGCCGGGGAAAGCTGGCAAATCTCTTCCACCGAACGAACCCGCGCGAATGAAATTAATATTTTCTACGATGTTGAGGACCCGGTAGAAGATTTGATCAAGAAGTATTTTGATATTGATCCGGATAATCATGCTTGGTGGACGTCTACAACGGATATTATTTATGTGCTGGAAGATCCCAGTAAAGGTGCTGTACGCAGTACCACGCGATTGCTCACACTCAGTATTTCATCTGCCGCCACAAAAATGGGACTGAAAAAAGGCAAGCGACGCAACCGAAATAACCAACTTGTTTGGGGCTATTACGGAATTCAACACTCCGCAACTATTTATATTCCATAAATGCCAAAAAATGAGAAAAAAAAGATGAAAAAAAGGTTTTATCTGAAACTTCCGGAAGTACTGGATCAAAAATATATTAATAATGTTCTAATATTAGGCGTTGTTCTTTCCTTTATTACCTTTGTTCCTTATGTTCCTTTAAAAAGTTCTTTAAAAGTAATTAATAGGAATGTTTACAATGGGACATTTAATTAATTTAAATTAATTTAAAGGAAATTCATGGAACATCCGGACAACCGGAACAAAATTCGATATCGAAAGATTGAAATTGAAAGCAAATTTAATGAAAAAACAATCAAATTTTGACAGGAAAACGGTATGAAAACATTACTGGAGTATGCTGAAAAGTTCATAAAACTTCATATCGCTGTCATCCCTATCCGTTACAAGGATAAACGACCGGCAGTAAGTATGTTGCCAGATGGAAAGTGGGAAGACTACAAAACCAGACTGCCAACAGATACTGAGTTGCAACAGTGGTTTTCGACGCGACTACGGAATATTGGGGTTGTCGTTGGGTGGAATAATCTGGTTGTGTTGGACTTTGATAATCTGAGCGTGTATAACAAGTGGTTGCTGTGGGTGGCGAGAAAAGGTGGTTGGGCGCAAATAGTTGCCGATCAAACTTACCAGGTCCGAACAGCAAGAGGCGTACATGTGTATGTATATACCAAAGAACGGGAGCTGAACCGGAAACTGCCGGGGATTGATATAAAAGCGCAAGGCGGCTACGTGTTGATCCCGCCAAGTATCCATCCAAGCGGTGTAGTTTATACGGCTGTCAATGACAGAGCGGAAATACTGAGTATCGGAACGCTCAGTGAGATATTGCCGGCAGAGCTGCTAGCGACGAGCGCGGAGAATACTGAGTTTCAAAATCCAGGGATTGGCGCGATTGTAGCGGCAAAGAGGGCGACCAACAACGATCCTTGGGAATCAGCAATCAACATCCCTGACCCAACGATGGATATGATCCGGCAGGTGAGGGAGCGAAATAATCTGCTGGATTGGTTTCCGGATGCCTCGCGGACCTCGCGGGATGGGCGTTGGTGGCGCGCAAAGTGTCCGTTTCACGCGGATAAATCACCATCGTTTTGGATCGACGTTCAGCGTGGGGTTTGCGGATGTTTTTCAGGATGCACAAGTAAGCCGCTTGATGTTGTGAATTTGTATGCGCGTTTGCATGGGTGCAGTGATCGAGAAGCGATTTTTGGTATGTTGAACAATTGGAGCTGAAAGGCTGGCAATATGGAAAAAGTCTATTGTAACGAGTGCAAGCGGGAACTGGGCAATTGCGTTACTGTACCAGGCAGTGACATAGAGTTTTTGCAATTAGGTGGGGTACTTCTACGTAAGGCTCACGGGGTTTGTCCGCATTGTGGAGCGACATTTTATTGGTCCGTATCCGACCAACAACTAGAGCGGCTGGTCAAACTAGTTGAAAACATGCATACGGATATGATACAATGACAAACGATAGGGGTTGACAACTTTATAGGGTTTGTTAGGGTGTCCCGCCTGACGATGTGCCAAATGGCATGTGTCGGGCGTTTTTGTTTTAACTCAGAAAAGGAGTGAAAGAAATGGAAGTACAAACTGTTTTAGGTGTGTTGGCGGTGATCTTGGCATTGGCGTTTTTGGTCGAAACGTTAATTGAAGCGCTTTTTGGCAGGATCGTGGATCATTTCCCAGTATTACAGCCATACAAATGGACGTTAATTTATTTCGCGGTTGTAGCTGGGATCATCGGCGCGTTTGTATATCAATTTGATCTGTTATATCTGTTGTTCATGTTTATGGGTATTCCTGGGCAGGTGATGACATACGGAATAGTCATTACAGGAATCGCGATTGGGATGGGCGCCGGATATATTCACCAATTCATCAGCAAGTTTTTTCCAACAAAGCAGCAAACATCATAGAGGGTAAATGGAAACAATTTGGACAGCACTAATTGCAGCAGCAAGTGCCATTATTGGCGCGGTCATCACTGGTCTTTTTCTTCGGCGAAAAACAGAAGCCGAAACAACAGATCTGATTGTTAAGTCAGCGACCAGCCTGATTGAACCACTGAACAAACAAGTGGAAAGTATGCAGAAACAGCTTGATCGGCAAAAAAAAATTATTCAGTCGTATGGTCAGCGAATGGTTGTCCTCATGAAAGGCATTCAATGTTTGGTTGATCAAATTGGGACCTTGGGTCATGATCCATGCTGGCAACCTGACGACTGGCAGCCGGCAGCGGATGAATGCAGCAAGTAGGATACTGAGTATGCAGTGGCAAAGCTAACACGTAAGCAGCAAGTATTTATAAATCTGTACATCCAATACTGGAACGCTACCAGGGCAGCGCAGGAAGCGGGCTATAAACATCCGGCTGAACAAGGATATAAGTTGCTGAAATTGCCCGCTATCAAAGAAGCCATCAGTACGCGCTTGAAACAATCACAAATCGAAGGTGATGAGGTCTTAGTCAGGATTAGCCAGCAGGCAACCCTAAATAAGGCGGATTTTTACATTTTTGATTGGGTGCAGAAGATTGATAGCCAGAATCAACCTATACCCGTGTTGGATACGCAAGGTAATCCATTGATCGTGGATGGGCACCAGGTTTATGAGCAATCGTACGAAGCGGTTGGTGTCAACTGGAATACGTTTGAAAAATATGGGCACCTAGTAAAAGGGTTGCGCTATGACCGCAAAGGCCGACCAATAATCGAATTCCATGATGCACAGGCAGCACTGTTGGCCATGGCGAGGTTTGTGGGTGTTGAGAGCGGAAACGTTTCAGAAATACAACCTATCGTTATTTCCGCTGATTCGATTGCGCCGAGCTTCATTAATGCCTACCGGGATGTTCGTGATCATCGTCATACGGAATACGTGTTCTTTGGTGGGCGTGGGTCAACCAAGTCCAGTTTTATCAGCTTGGTCATGATCTATTTGCTGGTCAATAATCCAGATATCCATGGCTTTTCTATGCGGCAGGTTGCAAATACGCTCCGAAACAGCGTTTACAGTCAGCTTGTTTGGGCAATCGGCGAGTTGGGACTTACGAAGAAATTCCGCTGTACGACCTCACCGCTCGAAATCACATATCAGCCGACCGGCCAAAAAATTTATTTTTACGGTAATGATGACCCAAACAAAATCAAAAGTATCAAGCCGCCGTTTGGATACATTGGGTTGTTGTGGTTGGAAGAGCTTGACCAGTTTGCCGGCGAAAACGAAGTGCGAAAGATCGAACAATCAGTTATTCGCGGCGGCGACCTGGCGTACATCTTCAAGAGCTTCAACCCGCCACCAACCTTGAATAACTGGGCAAACAAATACATAAAAGTACCCAAGGATACTCAGTATCAACATGTATCGAATTACATTGACGTACCGGCTGAATGGTTGGGAAAGATCTTCATCGAAGAAGCTGAGTTTCTAAAAACGATCAATCCGAAAGCTTATGAGCATGAGTACCTTGGTATTCCGAGTAGTGCTGGCGGGTTGGTATTTGAGAATGTTGAACTCCGCAAAATCACCGATGAGGAAATATCGCAATTTGATCACGTTTTGCATGGTCAAGACTGGGGTTATTTCCCCGACCCAGCGCATTATGGGCGGTGTCATTATGATGCGGCACGGTTGACGCTTTATATTTTTGGCGAGGTACGGCGTTGGAAGATGAGCAATCGCGAACTATATGACGATTTGGTTAGGTACGGGTTGTTGCCTGATGATCTACTGATTTGTGACAGTGCCGAGCCAAAGAGCGTCGCCGATTTCAGGGAGTATGGCGCTTCTTCTCGGCCGGCTGAGAAAGGACCGGAGAGTGTGAAATACAGTATGAAGTGGCTGCAATCGTTGGTGAAAATCGTTATTGATCCGGAACGGGCGCCGTATTCGGCAGAAGAATTTTCCAACTATGAATATGAGATGGATAAGGACGGCAACTTTATCAGCCAATACCCAGATAAAAACAACCATGCGATTGATTCAATCCGATATGCGTGCAACTTAATCTGGCGAAGGAGAGGCCAATAAAGGCTTCTTAAAAAAAACAAAAGAAAGGAAACAAAAGGAAATGACAAAAGAAACAAGCAAAGGTGAATATGCACAAATTGTAGCATCACCAACGGTTAAAACCAGTGTCGCGATAAGCGGGCAGATAAAGGTTACCACCGCGGGGACAGAAGTACAGGGATCTAATGTACCTTTGGACAATGGAGTTTGGATTAAAGCGTTAAACGCAAATACCGGGTTAGTCTTTGTTGGCAACAACGGCTCCGGGGTTGTGTCTTCTACAACCGGGTTTGAATTGGCGCCGGGCGAAGTTATACCAGTACCAGTAGCTAACCTGAATGAGATTTGGGTTGATTCCGCGGTAAATGGCGAAGGTATATGTTGGCTAAAAGCCTGATCCTGATACTGAGTATCCAGGTGAAACAGAGAAAGGCGGTGCCATGGGTACACGAGTAGTAACCGGCAAGGTTTGGAGGTTGTATGAATAAGAAACGATTATCTACGATGATGGGGGGAAGTAAGAAGCCAACTGCATCGATTGGCGTAACCACAACAGGAGCGGAAACGGTTACGTTTTCAGCGCTTACCGTAGCAACTGGATTGACGCTCACCGTTCTTTGGGGCGATGGTAGCAGTGATACATATACAGGCGCAGGAGCCAGAACGCATAACTATGCTGGAGCAGGGACGTGGAAAATAACATTTGTGCAACCCAAAAATATAACCGTGTTTAATTGTTCGGATGCGAAAGTTACGCTTAATTCTAAAGATGTAAAGTTGATGGTCAATGTTACAGATTTCCGTATTACTGGGCTAAAGGCTGGGCGATTTGATAGCACAGACGTATCAGCATGGAGACCAACAGATTTTCGTCTATACTCCATGCCAGCAGGCTATGCAGGAACGTTCAACAGCACAGATGTTTCAGCATGGAGACCAACAGATTTTCGTCTATACTCCATGCCAGCAGGCTATGCAGGAACGTTCAACAGCACAGATGTTTCAGCATGGAGACCAACAGAATTTCGTCTATACGCCATGCTAGCAGGATACGAAGGAACATTCAATTCAGCTGATGTTTCAGCATGGAGACCAACGGTTTTCCTTCTATACTCCATGCCAGCAGGCTATGCAGGAACGTTCAACAGCACAGATGTTTCAGCATGGACACCAACTACATTTTCTCTACACTCCATGCCAGCAGGCTATGCAGGAACGTTCAACAGCACAGACGTATCAGCATGGAGACCAACGGTTTTCTTTCTATACTCCATGCCAGCAGGCTATGCAGGAACGTTCAACAGCACAGATGTTTCAGCATGGAGACCAACAGATTTTCGTCTATACTCCATGCCAGCAGGCTATGCAGGAACGTTCAACAGCACAGATGTTTCAGCATGGAGACCAACAGATTTTCGTCTATACTCCATGCCAGCAGGCTATGCAGGAACGTTCAACAGCACAGATGTTTCAGCATGGAGACCAACAGATTTTCGTCTATACTCCATGCCAGCAGGCTATGCAGGAACGTTCAACAGCACAGATGTTTCAGCATGGAGACCAACGTCTTTCCATCTATTCTCCATGCCAGTAGCAACATATACAATCACGATTACAGCGTCAGGATTTGCAGGGTGGGTATCTACAACCAATTTCCAAATGCAAAACAACTCGCTTAGTCAAGCACAGGTTGACCAAATACTTGCAGATTTCTGGGCTGGATTTGCAACAAGGACAGCGACAGGCGGAACTCTCAATATTGGCACAAACAACGCAGCACCTGGTGGAATATATCAGCCGGCCAACCCGCCGACAACGGGACTTGAATTTCATTACGAATTGCTGAATGACAGCCAGAACATTAATCCTACTAAAAAGTGGGCGACAGTAACGGTTGCGTCATAAGGAGATAATATGGATAGGATTATTCCAAAATCACAAATAGGAATCTGGATTATTCCAGGATTGGCTATGGAAGGAACGACACTGATAGGGGATGATACTGCTTTTAGCAAGGATTTGATCGTATATGGCGGTGAAGGTGAAAACGCATTTTTGACATCCACAAAAGATGTTGCAACAAATTACTCTCCCTTACCTTCAAGCGGATGGATTGAAGCTGGAAAGATTTACAGCTATCAATCACGCTTTGTTATTTGCAGACAGTCACATGAGCGCACAATTTATCCACCTGAACAAACACCCGCATTATTTGCAGTTTATCGAGCAAACGCAAGTGACACGTTGGATTGGGTAGCAGGCGAAAAAGTTGAAAAAGATATGGTCAGGCTGTATGCAACTAAAAAATACATCTGCTTACAGGGGCATCAAACACAGGAAGATTGGACACCTGACAAGACTTCGGTACTTTGGAAAGAAATTATTGAACAACCGACAACATATCCAGCTTGGGTACAACCTACGGGAGCACACGATGCTTATCAGATCGGTGATAAGGTGACTTTCAACGGTCATCTTTGGGAAAGCAAGATAAATGCTAATGTTTGGTCACCTACTGTTTATCCTGCGGGATGGTTAGATTTAGGCGTTTATCCATGACTTCCCCCCTCCACCCCTACGCACAACTTCGTCTTGACGAGTATCTCCATCCGATGGCGCGGACGTGGGTATTGGTGGTCGCCTTTGTAAAAAGGCTCTATGAAAGAGAGCAATGCAATGATTTTTGATCCGGTTATCAATTGGGCGAAAGGAGTATGGAATAGAATGTTTGGAAAAGAAATCATCAAAAAAGCGGTTGGAGTTGAGCCGGCAATCAGCTCGCCAATGGCAGAGGCGATTCAACTTTGGTCGCGGATGTATGAAAACAAATCACCATGGCTGAGCGAAACGATAAAAAGCCTCAATCTGGGAGCGACGGTAGCGGCTGAACTGGCGGCAACTGTCACCATTGAAATGCAGGTGATCATTGAGGGCAGCCGGCGAGCGGATTATCTGTCAGCCGAGTTTGACCGGACGGTATTGGATAAACTGCAAACCGAAGTGGAGTACGGCATCGCCAAAGGTGGGCTGGTGTTCAAGCCGTATATTGACGGTGGCAAACTGGCAGTTGATTTTATTCAGGCCGATCAGTTTTATCCGGTGCGATTTGACAGCAACGGCGATTTGTTGGCGGCGGTGTTTGTAGATCAGGAGAAGATCGGCGACAAGTTTTATACGCGCCTGGAACACCATGACTACACGGATACTCAGTATCGGGTTGTCAACAAGGCTTATCAATCAACGAGCCGTGATACGCTTGGCTCGTCGGTCGAGTTGTCATCAGTTGCAAGGTGGGCAGAGCTTCAGCCGGAAGCGTATATCACCGACGTTGATCGTCCGTTATTTGCGTATTTCAAGTTTCCGTTGGCCAATACGATTGATACCACGTCCCCGCTGGGTGTGAGTGGGTACAGTCGTGCGGTTGATTTAATCAAACAAGCTGATGAAATATGGTCAAATCTTCTTTGGGAGTTTGAAAGTGGCAAGCGTGCGCTTTATGTAGATACACTGGCGTTCAAAAAGGACGAGAAAACAGGCAATCCAATCCTGCCAGATAAACGACTTTACCGGGCGCTGAATACTTCCGGAAATGCCAATGAAGACCTCTTTGAAGAATGGAGCCCGGAATTTCGGGAAGCGTCAATTCGCGCTGGTCTGGATGCGGTGCTGAAGAAAATCGAGTATGCCTGTGGTTTGGCATACGGCACGATCAGCGATCCGGCGATCCAGGTCAAAACGGCGACAGAAATCAAGATCAGCCGGCAGCGAACCTATGTAACAATTGTTGGAACTCAGAAGGCATTGCAGACTGCATTGGAAACGTTGATTTATGCAATGGATGTCTGGGCGACGATTGGAAGACTAGCGCCGGCAGGAGCATACTCAGTATCAATGCAGTTCGATGACAGTGTGCTTGTGGACAAAAATGCGCAGTTTTCACAGGATTTGCAGCTTGTTCGCGAACGGCTAATGGGAAAGGTGGAGTTCCGCATGAAGCACTTCAACGAAAACGAGGAAACTGCACGAGCAAAAGTGATCGAAGCGAATACTGAATTGCAAGCTGAACAAGAAGAAGATTTGTTTGGAGGTGCATAATGAATGAGCAAAAACCTATAGAAAAAATCCAATTTAACGATCCCAAAGTGATTGATTTTTTGAGATATTTGGGAGTAAACCCGATTCTTAATCAGAGAGTCACAATTACTGTAGAGCCCTTTCAGTTTGTGGAAGTCGAAGAAACCCGTCATGCAATAAAACCGGCTGAGTAAATGCTCACCTTCGACCAGATTGATTCGCTCAGTGATCCGATCCTTGAACTGTATGAACGCTATTTACAATCTGTAATCAATGACATTGCCCGGCGTTTGGTTGGCATGGATATGACCAGCATGGCAGCCTGGCAGTTACAACGGATGATCGAGAGCGGTCGAGTATATGATCATGCGCTCAAGGAGTTGTCCAAACTCACTGGAAAAAGCGAACGAGAGCTAAAAAAGCTGTTCAAAGCTGCCGGTATTCGAGCGACAACTTTTGACGATGCCATTTATAAGGCTGCCGGCTTGAAACCGCTTCCGTTGAATTTATCGCCGGCGATGGCACAGGTGTTGGCTGCTGGTCTTCGCAAAACCGGCAATGTCATGCGGAATTTGACCATGACCACGGCGATCAGTGCGCAAGATTTGTTTATTCAAGCCGCCGACTTAGCATATATGCAAGTTTCAAGCGGTGCCTTCGATTACATTAGTGCCATTCGAAACGCGGTCAAAGATGTAGCTAGTAAAGGTTTGCAGACGATCAACTACGCCAGCGGCAAACGCGACCAATTGGACGTAGCAATGCGCCGAACCGTTTTGACCGGTGTATCGCAGACAGCCGGAAACTTGCAACTTACCCGGGCCGACGAAATGAATCAAGACTTGGTGCAAGTATCAGCACATATTGGGGCGAGGAACGTTGGAGAGGGACCGCGAAATCACGAAAGCTGGCAGGGCAAAGTTTACAGCCGGTCAAGGCACGATACTGAGTATCCTAACTTCTATACTGTAACCGGCTATGGTACAGCAGAGGGTTTGCATGGCGTCAATTGTAGACATTCATTTTATCCATTTTTCGAGGGCATTTCAGAGCGTATATATTCTGATGCCGAGCTAGAAAGCTATGCCAATAAAACTGTCACCTACAATGGCAAGGAAATGAGCGTGTACGAAGCAACGCAGGTACAGCGGGGGATTGAACGAAAAATCAGACATTGGAAACGACAAGCGGGGGCGTTGGATGCGGCAAACCTTGATACTGAGTATGAAAAGAGCAAGGTGCGCCAATGGCAAGGCGAAATGCGTGGCTTTATCAAGCAGATGGATGATCAATACAAAAAAGAAGGTATCAAATGGCACCGGCAATATGAGAGGGAGCAAGTTCCCGCCTTTGTATCTCCTGAGAGTGTAGATCGTGATTTGCGGCTAGCGCAGGAAGAGAAGTTGTTTGATCTTCAATCAGTGGAGACCGATACAGTATTTAGTAAGCCTATTGACTATTCAGTAGTTTATGGAAAGGATGTTATTAAATCAAGCCAGACAGTAATTGACCTAGATAGAAAAGCATATATTAAACGTGATCATGATGAAGATATTGACTGGTTAATGAAAAACCAGGATTTGGTTTTGAAAGCCATTAATAATCCGCTCTTTGTTGAGAAAATACCTCGCGCCCAGAAGAAAGCAGGATTTAATATTGCTCATATTGTGCACATTGGAGAAAAAGATTTACCATTTCTAAATGTGGTTTTGAATTTCAGAAGTGGGAAGCAATCATCAATGATTTGGACAATGTTCAGAGTTGGGAAAAATTACATTTACGAGTTGTCAGGAGAAACTAAATCGCGATGGCGAAAACCATAAAAAAACCGGCCTTGATCGTTGGGTTGGCCCCACCGTCTCACCGGATCGGGTTCCGTACGACATTGCGCGACTTGTCATCTCCCGTTTTTCAACGGCGTGGGAAGCGACTTCCCACCTCAGAACCTACAAATATTATACGGCTTTTTTGGTCGGAATTCAATACCTCATTTTGAATGATTGAATTTCTTCCCTTCTTATGCTATACTAATCGCAATCGAATAGGGATTGCAGAGTTTACCGCCTGCTGATGTACGAGTTGAAAAACTTGTGTGTCAGCAGGCGGTTTTTTGTTTTCCCTCTGGCGCAATCCGCGATGCGTAAAAGGTGCGGCAACCAAGTGAGGCAACCACGTAAAAAGCGTAGGGATGGAGAGTATAGGAGAACTGGTAATTATGAAACGTGAAGATTTGAAAAAGTTGTTAGGTGAAAGCGCAACCGATGAACTGGTTGACAAGATCATGGCTGAACACGGTAAAGACGTGGAGAAGCATAAAAGTGATCTTGCGACAATCACAACCGAGCGTGATGGTCTGAAAACACAGTTGACCGAAGCAAGTAAGCAGATCGAAGGCTTCAAAGGTATGGATATCGAAGGCGTCAAAAAAAGCGCCGACGAATGGAAAGCGAAAGCGGAACAAGCTGAAACTGAAGCAAAAGCACAACTGGAAAAGCTAAAGTTTGATCATGCGTTGGATGGCGCTTTGACTGTCGCAAAAGGCAAAAACGCGAAGGCGATCAAAGCGCTATTGAATACTGAGTTACTAAAACTCAACGATGCAGATGGTTCAATTGTTGGGTTGAAAGACCAGCTTGACAAGATCAAGACTGAAAATGATTACCTGTTCGAGTCGGATACTCCCGCTCCGAAAATTGTGGCGGGGGGTAATAGCAAAACTATATTGACTGACCCGATCCTTGCGGCTGCACGCCGTGCGGCGGGTTTACCAGAACCAAAGGAGTAATAACGAATGGCAAATTCTATCGCATTAGTAACCACTTTTAAGGCGATTCTTGATGAAGTTTACAAAATGTTAAGCCGGACGTCCATGATGGATGCCCAGGTTATGACAGTTGGTTTTGAAGGGTCAAATGCCGTCAAGGTATTCAAAACTTCAATGGTTGGCTTGGGCAATTATAGCCGTTCTACCGGTTTTCCCGCCGGTGATGTAACCGGAACGTGGGAAACCCTGACCCTCAGTCAAGATCGTGGTCGCGCCTTTACGATTGATCGTATGGACAACGAAGAGACGTTGGGCATGGCGTTTGGAACATTGGTTGGCGAGTTTTATCGAACGAAAGTTGTTCCTGAAATTGATGCTTACCGGTTCAGCAAGTATGCGAGCTGGAGTGGCATTACTGAGGTTGGGACACCGGCTACACTGGACAAAGCTACCGTTTTAGCGGCTATCGACGAAGCAAAGGCAATATTGGATGAAGCTGAAGTTCCGGAAGAGGGACGGATTTTATATCTTTCTTCAACCTGTGCAGATGCTTTGGAGGCTGCATTGAATCGTACTCTCGCCAATGATAGTGTATTTGACCGACGCATAAGTTCGCTGGATGGTGTGCGTGTTGTCAAAGTTCCTCAGTCTCGGTTTTACAAGGGCATTACCCTGGATGCAGGTGCAAGTTCTTCGGCGGGTGGCTACAGCAAGACAGATTCAACCGGACGCGATATTAACTTTCTGCTGATGCATCCCAGCGCCGTTGTACAACCGATTAAGTTTGAGATCACCAAGGTTTTCGATCCTGATACGAACCAAACTACTGACGGTTGGTTGGTGCAAAGTCGCCTTTATCATGATGCTTTCGTTCAGGACAATAAAGTTACCGGCATCTACAGCCACATTAAAGCATCGTAACGGAGGTGGTCATGATCAAGCTTTACAAAGACGGTATCACTGTTGAGGTTGAGTATCCGGGTGATGTAGCGCGGTTCAAGGCTGCTGGTTATGTAGAAGTTAAAGAGCCGGAGCCCAAAGCTGATAAGCCGAAAGTTTCAGCCAAGCCCAAAGCCGATAAGCCGAAAGAAGGTGATGAATGAGTCAACTTAAATCGATTTTTGGCGCCGGGTGGTTGAAGGACATTGCAGACAATTTTGCGGCTTTGGCGCCGATTGGTACTGTTTACGGGAATGGTGTGCGTAGAACTGCGCGAGCGGTGTTTGATGCTTCTTCCGGCGCAGCCATTGGAGCGCATGGAACAGGTGTGAGTATTCCGGCCAATGCGATCATCGTTGGCGGGGTTGTGGATGTCAATACAACTTTCGCGGACGGTGTTGCTGATGCGGCTACTATTGCAATCAGCGTGAAGGGGGCTAACGACATCATTACCGCGACCGCCATTGCAACCGGTACGTCATGGGATGCAGGATTGCACGCCATTATACCAAAAAACAACACGCCAGAAGTCACGGGAATCAAGATTGGCACTGCCGCCAAAGAGATTACCGTTACCGTTGCCGGTGTAGCGCTAACAGCCGGGAAGATGAATATCTACCTGGATTACTACGAAGGAGAGTCAACCGCATGAGTAGAACTGTTTTAGGACAAGGCGCAGATTGGATAAGTAAGCTGCCTGCCGTTGGTGTACATACCGTAACAGCCGCCGAGGCATCAGCTAATGCAGCTACCATTGCCACCGGCAAATCTAATGCAGCAGGCTTCATTGTACAAATCTATCGCTCTGGTGGGTTGGTAGGTGGAGATGCGGCGGTGGGTATTTCCGCTGGTATTTTGACCGTTGCAGATGGCAGCGCTTATTCAGTAACCGCTTCTGATGTGATTAACTGGATCGTTTTCTAAACTTTTGAAGGGGGGTGATCCCTCTCTGAAGGAAAATACTGATGTCCGCATACGCTGATTTTGATTTTTACAAAGATATCTATCTGGGAACAATGCTTACTCAAGCTGAGTTCCCGCGGTTAGCTATGCGGGCATCGGCGATTGTTGACCAGGTAACGTTTGGACGCGTGGCGACTGTTATGGAAGCTGATGAGGATACCGACACAATCGAAAAGATCAAACTCGCTACCTGCGGGATTGCCGAGCTTGTGAAACAACTGGATAAAGTTGAAAGCGGTGGTGCAGGTGAGATTGCAAGCGAGCGAGTCG